TGGAACAAAGGAAACATCGAGTTAGAAAATGGCAGTAAGATATTGGCAGCTTCTACATCTGCGAGTGCTGTCCGAGGCATGTCGTTCAATATCCTCTTTCTCGACGAATTCGCATTCGTTCCGAACCATATCGCAGATTCCTTCTTTGCATCTGTTTATCCTACTATTACTTCTGGTAAAAGCACAAAAGTCATCATAGTATCTACGCCGCATGGTATGAATCACTTCTACCGTATGTGGCACGATGCGGAGAAATCAAAAAATGAATATGTTCCAACTGATGTTCACTGGTCAGAAGTTCCAGGAAGAGATGCGGAATGGAAAAAACAAACGATTGCAAACACATCAGAACAACAGTTCAAGATTGAGTTTGAGTGTGAATTCTTAGGATCTGTCGATACACTCATATCTCCTAGTAAACTGAGAACTTTAGTTTATGATAATCCAAGAACAAAAAATGCAGGTTTGGATGTATATGAGCCATCCAAAGAAAATCGCGACTATGTAATGACTGTAGACGTTGCTCGTGGAGTAAGTGAAGATTACTCAGCATTTGTAGTTGTGGACATTACAGAGTTTCCTCATAGAATTGTAGCTAAGTATAGGAATAATGAAATTAAACCTATGCTATTTCCCAATATAATTTGGGAAGTAGCAAAGAGTTATAATAGTGCATTTATTTTATGTGAAGTGAATGATATTGGAGATCAGGTAGCAAGTATTCTCCAATATGATTTGGAATATCAAAACCTTCTCATGTGCTCAATGAGAGGTAGAGCAGGACAGATCGTAGGTCAGGGTTTCTCTGGTAAGAAAACCCAACTTGGCGTCAAGATGTCCAAGACCGTAAAAAAAGTTGGAGCACTTAACCTCAAAACAATTATTGAAGAAGATAAGTTAATATTTAATGACTACGAAATTATTTCAGAACTAACCACATTCATTCAAAAGAATAACTCATTTGAGGCTGAAGATGGGTGTAATGATGACTTAGCGATGTGTCTTGTCATATATGCCTGGTTAGTTGCACAAGACTACTTTAAAGAACTGACTGATCAGGACGTTCGCAAAAGATTATATGAAGAACAGAAGAATCAGATTGAACAAGACATGTCACCATTCGGATTCATTGATGATGGTTTGAACAGCGATAGTTTTGTTGATAATGATGGCGATAGATGGTTTACTGATGAATATGGTGACAGGGCTTACATGTGGGATTATCTGTCATAATGGACTTAGATGGTCAAATAAAGTTAGGTCATCTTCTTTTACAAGACCGCAAGTGTAGAACTTGTGGTGAGATTAAAAATTTAGTTGAAAGTTTTTACAGAACAAGAAAGGATAGAGGAGCGGTTGCATCATCATATTCTTATGAGTGTAAAGATTGCACTAAAAAGAGAGTAAAGAAATCATCCGATCACTGGCAATACCCAGATTGGTAGTTCACGTCAGGATTCCCCTGCGAAAAGTAACTTTTTAATAAATATTTTCAGATAAACTGAGATTCGGAGAACAAAAACATGGCGACTCCTCAATTATCTCCCGGTGTACTAATTAGGGAGGTTGACTTAACAGTAGGAAGAGCTGATAATGTTTTAGATAATATCGGTGCAATTGCTGGACCTTTCAGAATTGGACCTGTTAATGAAGCGATTGACATTACTACTGAGCAAGAACTGATCGACACTTTTGGCAAACCACTCTCTACCGATGCTCAATATGAGTATTGGATGAGTGCGGCTTCATACCTTTCATATGGAGGAGTTCTGAAGGTTGTTAGAGTTGGTGATGACGACTTAAACAATGCTAACGCTGGTGTTGGGATTGCATCGACCAATGCACTGAGAATTGACAACTACGACGATTACCAAAATAACCACGAGAGCGGAACTAACTACTCTTGGTCTTCAAAGAACCCTGGTTCTTGGGGTAACGGACTCAAGGTTTGTGTCATTGACGACCTTGCAGACCAAAGAATCGGAATTAACACGACTAACCTTAACACTGCTGGTGCTATCATTGGTTATGGTGTTACTGCATCACTTAACGATACTGTAATTGCTGGCCTTGGAACGACTTCTACCTTTAATGGATATCTGAAGGGTATCATTACAGGTGTTAGCACAGACGCAACCAGCGGAAATAGCACGATTGATGTTAAGATCGTTTCTCGCGTAGAAACAACATCTGGTGTAAATACTGAAACAAAGATTGATTACAGTCAGAAAGTATCTTATGCACAGTTTGATACTTCAGACTCACTGTTCTTTGTTAATAACGCTGGTATTAACACTGGACTTTCTGCAGACGATGCTGCATATACTCCTGTATCGGCAAAAGACTGGTACGACCAGCAAACACTTGATCTGGATAACGCGGTTATCTACTGGAAGACAATTGCTCCAAAACCAGTATCAAACGTCTATTCACTGAATAGAAATGGTAAAGGCGACGGTATTCACGTTGCTGTTGTTGATGACTACGGTACAATTACTGGAAACCAAGGAACAATCCTTGAGAAGTTTGTAAGTCTGTCAAAAGCACAAGATGCTGTTTCAAACGTAGACGCTCCAACCAAGATCTACTATAAGCAGTATATTGCAGATCAATCAGAGTATGTCTACGCTGGAAATAACCCATCAGCAGCGGCAGATCTCTACCACGGCACTGAGCCAAGAGCAGTTGGATTCTCCACAGATTACACTGTAGTTACTACTGCTGGTGGACTCTGGAGACAGAAGGCACAGGACGTTACCTTCTCCGCAATCGGAAATGTAACTTACGCGCTCGGTGGTGGTGAAGACTATTCTTCGGGAGTTCCTGAGATTGGATCTAACGGTAGAATGGAAGCTACTCTTGGCAATCTTGTTACTGGATACGGTCTCTTCGATAACAAGGATGAAATTCAAGTAGACTACCTGATCATGGGTCCTGGTCTTGGCGACAAGAACTTGTCACAAGCAAAAGCAAACTATTTGATCTCTCTTGCAAATAGCAGAAAAGACTGCATGGCAGTCATTGGACCACACAGAGGTGATTTGGTCAATGAGACCAATACAGATGTACAAACTGATAACTTGATCGAGTTCTTCTCACCACTTTCATCTTCATCTTATGCAACCTTCGATTGTGGTTACAAGTACACTTACGATAGATTCAATAACGAGTTCAGATACATTCCTACCAACGCAGACGTTGCTGGATTGATGGTCAGAACCGCGATCCAAGCATATCCTTGGTTCTCACCTGCTGGTCAGCAAAGAGGCATCATCAACAATGTTGTCAAACTTGCATACAATCCAAACAAGGCTCAAAGAGATCAACTGTATCCTCTGAGAATTAACCCAGTTGTCACGAAACCTGGCATTGGTTCACTCCTGTTTGGTGATAAGACCGCTCTCGGTTATGCATCTGCATTCGATAGAATCAACGTTCGTCGCCTGTTCTTGACAGTTGAGCAAGCACTCGAAAGAGCTGCTGAAGCACAACTCTTCGAACTGAATGACGAACTGACAAGAGCAAACTTCAAGAACATCGTTGAACCTTATCTCAGAGATGTTGAAGCGAAGAGAGGACTCTATGGATTCCTGGTTGTTTGTGATACCACGAATAACACTCCTGACGTTATTGATAATAATGAGTTTAGAGCAGACATCTTCCTGAAACCAACCAAGTCTATCAACTACGTCACTCTGACGTTTGTTGCGACTCGAACTGGGGTCAGTTTTGAAGAGGTCGTTGGCAGAGTTTGATCTAGTACATAATAAATAACCAAAGGAGGAGAAAATCATGGCAACTTCCAGACCAAACAGAACAATCTCACAATTCAAATCCGAACTTTCGGGGGGCGGCGCACGCCCCAATCTATTTGAGGTTGAATTAACCACCTTCCCCAGTGCAGTATCTACTAACTGGGATGCAAGTAAGTTTAGATTTATGTGCAAGTCAGCAGCACTTCCTGCTCAAAACATTGCAGCAATCGACGTTCCTTTCAGAGGAAGAATCTTCAAGGTAGCTGGCGACAGAACCATTGACACATGGACTGTTACTGTTATCAATGACGAAGACTTCTCACTCAGAAGAGCTTTCGAAGATTGGTCAGATGCAATCGCAAGACTTGAAAACAACATTGGTGCTACCAATCCATCGTCTTACATGACAAATGCTAATGTATACCAACTCGGAAGAGGTTCGGTAATCAATAGCACTAACAACTTGGGAAGTTCAAACTCGGTTCTGGCTGAATACGAATTTGTTGATATTTTCCCAACCAATGTTTCTCAGATTGATCTTTCTTACGATTCCTCTGATACTCTTGAAGAGTTTACGGTTGAATTCCAAGTTCAGTCGTTCAGAGTTCGTGGAGCTGGCGGTCCAAACGCCTAATAAATAATAAAAAGACCAATCTAGTAATAAATTATGGCAAAGTTATTTGGGTTCTCAATAGAGGACACTGAACCACTATCTCCTACTGCGGTCTCCCCCGTCCCTCCAAATAATGAGGACGGGGTTGACCACTATATGAGTAGTGGTTTTTTTGGTTCTTATGTCGATATTGAAGGAGTATTTCGTACCGAATTTGATCTTATTAAAAGATATCGTGAGATGGCACTGCACCCAGAGGTTGATGGTGCCATCGAAGATATTGTTAATGAGGCCATCGTAACGGATACGAATGACACTCCAGTTCAGATTGAACTATCAAACTTAAATGCCAGCGATGGTATTAAGAAAAAGATTCGTTCAGAGTTCAAGTATATTCTCGACCTTTTAGATTTCGACAAGAAGGCACACGAAATCTATAGAAACTGGTACATTGATGGTAAAATTTACTATCATAAGATCATTGATATGAAGAATCCCCAAGAGGGTATTCAAGAGTTGAGATATATTGACGCAATGAAAATGCGTTATATTCGCCAACAAAAAAAGAAAGAAGGCGATAAGCAAAACGTTTTCCAAAAACTGAGAAGCGATAATCCTATGGATTATGACTTCCCAGAGATCGAAGAGTATTTTATTTACAATCCGAAGAAGTCATATCCGACAGGAAACATTAATGCACAAGGTGCATCTCAAGGTATCAAGATTGCAAAAGATGCAATCACTTACTGCACTTCTGGACTGGTAGACAGAAATAAGGGAGCTAGTCTTTCATATCTCCACAAAGCAATTAAGGCACTCAATCAACTGAGAATGATTGAGGATTCACTGGTTATCTATAGATTATCCAGAGCACCTGAGCGTAGAATTTTCTACATTGACGTTGGTAATCTTCCAAAGGTCAAGGCAGAACAATATCTGCGTGATGTAATGATGCGTTATCGCAACAAACTAGTATATGATGCGAACACTGGAGAGATCCGTGATGACAAAAAATACATGGCTATGCTGGAGGATTTCTGGCTGCCTAGACGAGAGGGAGGACGTGGAACTGAAATTTCTACTCTTCCAGGCGGTCAGAATCTCGGGGAGATCACCGACATTGAGTATTTTAAAAAGAAATTATACAGGTCCCTTAATGTACCTCCAAGCAGAATGGACGGAGAGGGTGGATTTAATCTGGGTAGATCTTCTGAAATTCTGAGAGACGAACTCAAGTTCACCAAGTTTGTTGGTCGTCTGAGAAAGAGATTCTCCAACATGTTTAATGACATGCTGAAGACTCAATTACTCCTGAAGAACATAATTACTCCCGAAGATTGGGAGATTATGAGTGAGCATATTCAATATGATTTCCTTTATGACAATCACTTCTCTGAACTAAAAGATGCAGAGTTGATGACTGAAAGACTGACTCTTGCTCAAACTGCTGAACCATACATTGGTAAGTATTTCTCTCAAGATTATGTTAGAAGACATATTCTTCGTCAGACTGATGTTGAAATTATTGAACAAGATGCTCTGATCAAGAAAGAAATCAAGGCTGGAATCATCCCCGATCCCGCAACAATTGATCCACAAACTGGACTACCATTTGAAAGTGCTGCAGGCATGGATTTGGGAAAACCTCAAATGGAACCCGAAATTGATGGCTCTGCAACAGAAGCCCCAGAACTGCCCAAAGGTGGGGAGATATAAATACTCAAGATCATAAATGATTATTAAAAATGGAAGAACTTCTAGATTTGATGGTAACTGATGAGTCTCCATCTCAAATCAGCGATAAAATCAAAGATATTCTTTTTGCAAAATCTGCAGAAAGAGTCGAAGCATCTCGTCCTTTTGTAGCGGATTCTCTGTTCGGAGATGACACTGAAATTGAGGATGAGATTGAAGATGAAACTACAGATGTTGAGTGATTATAAATAACTCATATTAACAGTTTATAAAAATGGGCAGAGCATTAGTAATTGGTGATGAAATTGCGGTTCCAACTGCTGCTGGATCAGCAACTTCTTTTGCACAGGCAACTGTTGTTAGAGTTGTTAATGTTTCTGGAAGTTCTGGGACCATTGGAGTGAGCACTCAAGTCGGAGCTGCAACAACCTCATTCATTACAATTCCTGACGGAACTGTAGAGTATGTGGAGAAAAAAGCAAACGATGTTTGTTATGCAACTGGCACCATCAGAGGTGCAAAAGTAGGTTACACGGGTTAATCAAATGAAACTCATCAGAGAAGAAATCGAAAAGGTTGAAATTATCGTTGAAAATCGCAACGGTAAGCAGTCTCTTTACATCGAAGGAGTTTTCCTCCAAGGAAACATCTGCAACAGAAATGGCAGAATGTATCCCATGGAAACTCTTCGCCGTGAAGTGACCAGATACAACGAGAATCATGTTACCCAAGGCAGAGCTCTTGGAGAACTTGGTCACCCCGAAGGTCCTACCGTCAATTTGGATCGCGTCTCCCATAAGATCGTATCTTTGAAAGAGAGTGGTTCGAACTTCATCGGAAAAGCAAAGATTCTTTCAACTCCGATGGGTAAGATTGCACAATCACTTTTAGGTGAAGGTGTAAAACTCGGCGTTTCTTCTCGCGGTATTGGTTCTTTGAAACAAACCAAAGAAGGATACAATGTAGTTGGCGAAGATTTCATGTTAGCAACTGCTGCTGATATCGTTGCTGATCCTTCTGCTCCCGATGCATTTGTTGAGGGAATCATGGAAGGTAAAGAATGGGTATGGGACGGAGGCATTCTTCGTGAGAAGTATGCAGAAAAAACATACAAAACCATTAATACACTGGTGGATCAAAAGAAACTCGACGAACAGAAACTGAATCTGTTCAACGATTTCTTAAATAACTTGTGATCCATTAAATTTGTTAATTTATAAATAAATATAGATTTAATACAGGTAAATCGGAGAGTTCAAATGTCTCGTGGCAAACAATTACAAGAAATGGATGTAAAGACACAGCAATCCAAAACCGCTGTTAATGCTGGTGCTAAGCCAGCAGATCCAATGGATACATCGGTTGCTGGTTCTTACGAAGATCTGGGTGGTCCTACCCCCGAAAACTACAAACCAGATGATGATTCAGCAAAGCTGAAGACTCCTGGTGGTACTCTGAAGCAAGTCAGAGATGTAGTTAACAAAGGTGCGAAGGGCATGAAGGAAGAAGATGAAACTCTAGAGACAGAAGAAGTCATCGAAGAGGATCAAGAACAAGAAATTGTTGACGAGATCACCGAAGAAGAAGTTCAAGAAGAAGAGTATGACATTGACGAAGATGTCAATGCTCTCCTCGGTGGTGAAGAACTCTCCGAAGAATTCAAAGAAAAGGCAAAGACCATCTTTGAAGCAGCAATTAATGCTAAGGTTGCTGGTATTAAAGAAGCACTGGAAGCCCAGTATGCTGAAAAGCTCACCGAAGAGGTAGAGCAAGTTAAAGAAGAAATCGCAGAGCGTGTCGATTCTTATCTTGAGTACGTCGCTGATGAGTGGTACTCAGAAAACGCTCTCGTTATCGAACATGGACTCAAGACCGAAATGACTGAGAGTTTCCTCTCAGGCATGAAGGATCTTTTTGAAGCACATTATGTAACAATCCCTGAAGATAAGTATGATGTTCTTGAGAGCATGGTAGAAAAACTTGATGAGATGGAAGAAAAACTCAACGAGCAGATCGATAAGAACATCTCTCTCAACAAGCGTCTCGCAGAGTCGGTTGCTGATGGAGTCTTAGATCAAGTCTCTGAAGGTCTTGCACAGACTCAGAAAGAGAAGCTCGCTTCACTTGCCGAAAGTGTTGAGTTTGAAAGTGAAGAAGAATATCGTGAAAAGCTGGAGACTCTGAAG